CTTGTAGCCGCCGGGGACGCCCAGGCCGGCGTAACTGCGCCAATCGCCGCCAGCTCGCGCGCGCACGGCTGTCAGGCGTTCCGCAGCAGCCGTGAGTCCGCTGTAGATATCGGCTTGCTCAAGCATCGCCGCATTGAGGGCTTCTTCCGACCGCGCAGCTTTGTCGGCGGCTCGCGCTTCATCGAGACGCGCACGCTGCCAATGCGTTAAGGGTGGAGGGACCTGCTGCGGGTTGATTCCCCCCGGAGCGTTGAGATTGCCTTTTGGCCAAAGGTTGTATGCGCCTTCGCGCATCTGCGCCATGGCTTGCTTCGCGGCCTGGTTAATGCCGGCATTGCCGGCAGCCATCCCCTGGGCGATCTGCTGCCCGGCGCTCGATCCAGCGCGTCCAAGATTCTGGAACGCCTTCTCAAGCGAAGCCACCACCGTTCCGGAGTTGCCGTCCATCACCTCGATCCGGATGACTACTGGAGTTCCATCAGCGGGCATCGTCAATTCCTCCGGAACTTCGCGTGACATTGATGGCATTCCGGCTGCAGGCGGCTTTCCAGCCGCTCTCCGCAACTCCCGCAGGCCGGATGTCGGTGCTGGAACTCTTGACGCATCCGCTTGACGTCGAGCAGCCCATCTGTCTCGTAGGCAGTGAGCTTGGCGGCATCGAGCGGGATCCCGGCTTCGCGCTCGGCGTCAAGACGCAGCAGATGTTCGGCCCAGCGGAAATAGCCGGGCGAGAGCACGCGAGCCGGAATGGCGGATTCCATGCGCGCCCGCTCGCGGTCGCTCGCATTGGGAGAGCGGCGATCGAGAAGCGCGCGCGCGAAGTCTTCCTCAAAGAGAACTTCGAGGGCCATGCGCACGCCTTCCCGGTCACGGACAACATCGATCAATCCTGCTCCTGAGTTTCGTCCTGATCCACTCGCACTTGGGCCGGAGAGAAGATCGACTCCATCGCGGCTACCTTGTGGTATCCGTCCATGAACTCGGCGATCGTCTCTTTGCTCAGATCCTCGCTGCCGTTCACGGTGTAGCCCTCGACTCGCTCGATCAGCTCGTCGTAAAGAGCCATCAGCGTCGCCTGGGCGCCCAGCCACTCCGTCTTCGAGCTCCGGCTGTTGCTCACCACCCGCGAGCGGGCGGAATCGCGGCTGTAGCGGCGCTGCTGCTCATGTGTCGGCGTCCGGAAGTGATGCTTCAACCCTTCCTGCATCACCATCTGGCCGTCCTCGTCCGCCGTCCAGATCGCACGCAGCGTCACGGATTCAACGCCGAGAGCCAGCGGTGAATCGTCGTCACCTTCGTCGTCCTGGACCGGCGCGACCGAGGTCAGAGAGTTTCCGGCCGTCAGACGGTGGCTGATCGGGAGCAGACTCTTCCAGCCCGCGATCGACGCGAGATCCTCGCCGCTCGAGGCATAACCCTCGGCGGAAAGAATCGCCTCTTCCACCAGGGCGACGCGCGCGCCAGAAGAGTCAAACGATGTGACGCTCTTGCCCTTCTGGTACTCGGTCAGATGCACGATGCGCCCGAAGTAGCGCTCCCACATGGGCCGCGTGATCTTGGCGAATTCCAGCTTGTAAGAGTGCTTGCGATCGTGGATCACGATCACGCGGTTGGCATTGAGCTCAATAGGCATAGGCTGCTTCCTTCGTCGGGAGTTTGTCTTCGCTCGCGGTGAGGAACCGCGTCCTGCAGGAAGTCCGCGCAGCCCATGCGGATCTTCAACCGCTGCGGAGACGTGCAGCGGGCACTACGGAGGGGCTGGGCGGCGCGAACGCCGCCCGTTGAGGTTATGCGGCCGTCAGATAGCTCGCAACGGAGTTGATCACCTGCACGGTGATCGGCGGATTGCCGCCCTGCGCATAGCAAGTCGTCTCGTCGGCTTCGAGCTGCCAGACCACCATGTCCTTGTCAAAGCCCAGCTTTGTGGTCTTGAAGTGGGCCACGGGAATCGTCACCTGCAGCTGCGCGGCCGCGCCCGAGTTGACATTCAGCACGAAGTCGACCGGCGTGTCGTTCTGGAACAGCGTGTAGGTGTCATCCACGTCCTTGGCCGCAATCTGCGTGGAGATCGAGAACTTCGGCGCGCCCTTGCGGACGAAGATCGCGTAGAGTCCACCGCCGGGAGCCTTGTGGACTTCGAGCTGATTTTCGAGCTTCAGCGTTGTACTCATGTGGCGGCCGATCAGCGCGTTGGCATTCAGCGTCAACGAAGCATCGGAGCCGAGCAGATAGCTGTTCGTGGGCAGCGCGGGCAGCGCGGCCATCGAGCCGATTGTCTGGCGTCCGGTCCCCATCATCGTCATCTCGGCTGTGACCGACCCGATGTCGGGGATCGTCAGCGTGATGTCGTTCATGCACATGTCCGGACACTTGTAGTGGACGTCCTCGGTGTCTTCCATGTAGATGGTGGTCGGCACCGCGGTGCGCGTCGACTCGTCGAACGCGAAGGCATGCGTGTAAGGCGCGGCCGCGCCCGTCACCGTGTCCTTGCCCATCAGGAAGGCGAACAGGTAGCCGGCGAGCCAGGAGTCCAGCTCAGCCTTGAAGCCGCTGAACTTCGAGTCATAGCTCGTCACCTGGCCGTCCGTGGCAAACGCGGTGCCCTTGCCGGCATAGGCCTCATCCGAGCGCCGGGTCGTCGTCAGATCGAGGATCGCGGATCCGTCGAAGCGCTGGCGCCGCGTGAGTGAAGCATCCGCAAGAGCGCCGTTCCAGGCCGCCTGCGACGCCGCGGCCAGGACGAGGTTGCGTGCGCTTTTCCACTGCGAATTGAAATTGTAAGGACCGGCCATGGGCTACTTTCCTTTCTGCTCGACGCTGGCAGCCTCTTCAGGCTCCGGCTCGTGATCGGCGGCGAGGGTCGCCGCGGGAATGTTCTGTGGAACGGAAGCGGACGCCGGGGCCAGCTCAAAGGCCAGTTCGCCGCCCACGCGCTCTTTCGAGAGCACGCGGCTCCATTCGCTGGTCAGCACGCGCTGGGTCTTGCCAGCTTCAAAGAGGTAGCTCCAGCGGCCCGTGGCCACGCGTACCGGCGCGAGCTTCGCGGCTGCGGCCGTAAGCTGGATCTCGACAAAATCAGAAGGCTTCTCGCTCATGCATTCGCTCCGCTGAACTGCGCAATCGCCTCGACGGCGACAATGGTGCTGTAGCACTCGGTGACTGGCCCCGAGGCGAATTCGACGATCTGCGTCTGCTCCAGCGTGATCGGCATCGTCACGCTCTGATCCGCCAGCGTCAGCCTCGCGCCCGCGAGCTGGTCTTCCACCACTGCGACGAGCTGCAGGCTCTGCAGCCGCTGATCTTCAGGGCTGCGCAAGGACTCGGCAAACGACAGAACCTCAAACCGCGCCACGCGCTGATAGGTCAGCCGCTGGTTGTCGCGCAGCGGCTGGTAGGGCGCGCCCAGGAAGAGCACGCGCAAGCAAGGCGGCTGCAGAATCAGCGTTCCGTCCTGATCGAAGTCCCGCTTACCCAGGGACTGGACGTCCACTGGCTGGCCGTAATGCCCTGAGATCACATTCGTCAGCAGCCCGATCAGCGCGGCCTCGATGTAATCAATGCGAAAGGGAGCGCTCACAGGCCCGCCTCCTGCGCCTGCTTCAGCACCCAGCCGCGCGTCAATCCGCGCAGTCGCTCGGGGTCTTCAGGGCGAAGCACCATAAACGGCCGCCGCGGAATATTCTGGTGCCGCTGGTGGTGCCGAACGAGTATCTGGCGCGCATTCAAAGGCCCTTCCGTCTTTCTCCAGACTCGCCGGTGACGGCCATTCTTATCCGTAGTGTCCGCGAGACCAAGACTCCGTTTTTCGATCAAGCTTCGGGAGTGCTCCGGAACCTCTACCGTGGCGGCCTCCTGCTCCAGTGTCTTCGGCCCAATACCGAAACTGCGATCGCGCGAGCCAAAGTTCTGCACGGCCGCATAGACCACGGAGGTGCCGATCTCGACCACGCCCGGGGACGCGGACCACTTGATCGAATTCCTCAACAGTCCCGAGATCACCAGGAGCTTATGTCCAGCCGTATATATCTTTGGATTACTCCGGATCGTGCTGGGCGAAAGCGCGGGCCACGATCCCGCAGGCGATCCCTCTTCCCGGAAAGTCCGGTAGATCGAGCGGATCATCGAGGCGCCCAGGATGCCCATGAGTTCCTGATTCTCCCGGAACGACAGACGCCAGCGGCTGAGCGCCAGCATCACGCGGCCGTTCTGGACCTGGACAATCTCGGCGCTCATACGAACCCCTGAATATTGCAGTCGCGGAAGCGCAGGCACTGATCGCGCTCCGAACCCTGCGCCGAGCCGAGGGCAGACTGGGGCGTGGCATTCGCCGGCTGGTCCAGCACGGCTTTACCTGCGCTCACGGCCTGCAGAAACTGGATCGCGGCGTTGTAGCGCTGCGAAACCGTCTCGCTGATCTTCGTCTGGCGCCGACGGCTGAAGAGAAGAAACACTGCGATATCGAGCGTCTTGCCTTTCACATCGTCCGACTGCTGCAGGGGCGTGGCATAGCGCTGGCGGCAATAGCTGTCCACCATCCCCGACGCCTCTTCGAGCGCGGCGGTGATGATCTGCGCAGTCACGGCGGCGTCTGTCTGAGCGTTGCCGCTCGGCACGTCCACCGTGAGCTGCGTGGCCTCCTGCTGCGTGATGCGCAGCGGGACCAGATCGGACTGGACAGCGTAAGCCATCAGTTACTTTTCGCCCTTCTCCGCGGCGGATTCGGCAGCCTTCGATACCGGGCTTTCGCCGATCACCTTGAGCTTCTGAAGTTTCTCCACGTCTGAGACCAGCACCTGGAACTCGCGGCCCTTGACGTAGTACTTGCCGCCATATTTCAGCGTGCGCAGCGCAACAAAGCGCTTCGACGGCCCACTGTTTACAACCTGCTCCTTCGCCATTTCAGCCCTCCTGAGCCTTGGTGCTGCAAAGAGGCCGCGCGGCGAAGCGCGGCCCGTTCTTAAGAGTTACCGCTAGCCCTCGATCTGGTTCGGCAGATAGAGCGCCGAGTCGCCGGAGACCGCGTTCAGGATCGGGAAGCCCGTCTCCTGCGCAGTCACCTTCGTGTCGTAGTACCAGTCCACGGACTGCCAGTAGGTCTTCTTCGACAGGTGCGGATCGATCCACTCCAGCACGCCATAACCGTCAACGGTTCCCGGAGCGCCCGGATAATCCATGGGCGTGCCGTTCGGTCCGGGACCCTTGCCGCCAGCCCAGGTGAACGTCTTCATGCAGCTCACGTCCTCGCGCGAAGGGGTCTTCTGCGCGTAGCCAAGGAACGCGTCGTTGCCCCAAACCCACTGCAGCTCGCCGTTCAGCGTCGCAATCTGAGCCGCGGCCTTGACGCACGTCACGCCAAAGACCGAAGACAACTTGTCGATGTCAACGATCCCCATCGTGTTCGTGTATTTGAAGCGCTCCACGATAACCGGGTGATTCACGAGCACCTTGACAAGGGGGCTCGAAAGAACCAAGACCATCAGCTTGTCAGGAACCGCAGCGCGCCGAAGCTGCTCCTTCGCATTCTCGACGTCGACCAGCGGATTCGAGGTATCGGTGGCGGGGTTCGTGATATACGCATCCCACATGTCCGTGCCCGCGAGCGTCAGGTTGTTCGGAAAATTCTGCGCCGAAAGAGCCAACGTCGCAATCTCGGCTTCGCGCTTCAGGCGGATGCGGCCGATCAGGTCCTTTGTCGCATGTGCTCGCTCCGAGAAGCCCAAACCAGCCGCGTAGGCTTCGGACTCGAAGGGGATATTCGTCTCGAGCGCGTGCGAGCGGCAGAAGTAGGTGTCTTCCGAGAAGCTGCGACGAATCAGTTGCCCCGAGTCGCCGGGCGCGCGCAGCGTGGTGTCGGGCAGCTTCAAATTGCTGCGATCCCAGACCAGATAGGGGAACGACTGGCGCTCAACCGGCACGTTCGGACAAATCAGATCGCCGACCAGAGGCACCTGGTCATCGTTGAACTCCTTGGCGAGCTGCGCGAGCGCAACGTTGGGGAACCCAACCGGCGCCGGACCAACATAGCCACCCATAAACAACCTCCTGCCCGCAAGGGCGTCAATTGAGAGGCGCCTTGGCGCCTTTCATCTGTTAAGCGATAGCCGCTCCGCCAACGAGCGAACGCACATTCCAGACGCCGCCCATGGCCTCCAGCACGACCCCATCGCCGCGCGTCGCAAACGTCACAACATGCTTCGCGCCGTTGATTCCGTTGGCGGCCGTGGTCACCGTGTGAGCCTCCGAAGACTCCGCAGTGATAAAAATCTTGGTTCCGTCCTGCGCCTCGGTCGGCAGCGCAAGCGTCATCGCGAGAGCCGCACCACCGCCCAGGCCGGCTGCACCCTCGGCGACCGGAATTGCGCCGGCCGCGACGTAGTGCGTCACCGCATCGCCCGGCATCGAGATATTGAGCGCCGCGACCACGAAAACCGTGGCAAAGCTGCCAGGGGCCACGTAGACCTGCGTCTCGAGCGCAATCGCCGCGATGGGCTGCCCCGGCTGCGCGGGAACGAGCTGCCCGGCCGCGTTCGTCGTAAGCGGCTGCTGCGCTGTGATGTTCGCGCCGATCTGAGCGACCGCCTGACCGAACTCAATCACCGCGCACGCCTGGCCGGCGTCAATTGCGTCCTCTTCGAGAAGACCAAGCGCCTGCACTCCCGGCTGCAGGAGCACGCAGTGGCTCGAGTCCGCGCCATAGCTCACAGCCAGACCGCGGGAGTAGCCCGCGACCGCGTTGGGCAGCAGGGATTCCTTGACGGTGATCCCCTTCGGCCCTTTGCCTTCGGTGTAGATGTTTGCCACGACTTTTTCTCCCAGTTTGAAATCTGCGCCGCAAGATGCAGCGATCTAAAGCGACATCTAGACCGCGCCAGCGGCAGCGGCTTCCGGATTCTCGAGCGCCGGATTCTCGGAAACGACTTTGATCATCGCCTCCTCAAAAGTCACGCCCTGGTTGGCCTTCTGATACTCGCGCGCGGCGACAACTGCGGGATGCGCGTTGCCGGAGCTGGAGCTGGAGCTGCTCCGCGACGCCTGCGCCTCGACGATCCGGCCGCCGGGCACGATCTTCCCGAGACCTTCCATAAAGGCGACCATCACTTCCAGCGGCGACTTCTGCGGCTTCTTGCCGTCCTTGTCGGCCTCGCCAAACTCGATGGTCCCGGACATCCCGGCCAGCTCCTCGAACAGCACCGCGCCGCCGATACGATCAAACGCCGGAACCCAGGAGCCCTTCGCCTTCAGGCCATTGATGGCCTCGGCCGCGCGGCGCTTGCGATCGCCCTGCGTCAGAGATGCCTCGCGCTCGGCAAACTTCCGCGTCTGCGCTTCGGCGTCCTGCTTCATCTGTGTGATCTGGTCCACCAGCGGCTTCGTGGCGCGCTCAACGGCCGCATCGACGAGATCGCGCGCGTCCTTCTCGCTGAAGACTGGCTGCGCTCCCTGCTTGCTGCCAAAGCGCTCGGTAAAGAACTCTGAGATCGCATCGATCAGCGTCTTCTTGTCCACCTGCTGTTCCGCCATCGGTTCCTCCTGGCCAAACTCGAGTTCAGTGAACTCACGTCCGGCATCGTCAAAATTGAGATTCTTGAGCCCCTTCACCTCAGGCGGCTGCGCGCCGAGAAAGCCCACATGGCGAAGGCCAGAGATCTTGCCGTCTTCGCCCAGGTAAAAAGCCGCCGAGCGCTTTTTGAATCGGCCGCTTTTTACAGCCTCCTCAAACGCAGGGTCAACCTCGCGAAACTTTGCCAGCAGCACATCGCCCTGGCGCATCAGGCGATCGGTCCAGCCATACGCCGGCATGTCGTGCTTCGGATGGCCGATGACGGCCGGGGCCTCATGGAAGCGCGGATCGTAGCTCGCCACGATGCGGTCAAGATCGTCCGCCGTGTAAACGCCCTTGCTGCCGTAGTCGCCGGCGCGGAAGATTTCAACCCATCCACCGCTAAAGTCCGCGTGCTCCAGACCGCAGTACTTCCTCTCGAAATTCTTCGCGTCGATTCCGAGTGAGCGGGCGCGCGCCGCGATGCGGCGTGCAACCTCGGTTTTCTTGTCTGCCGGGACGTGCGTCTCGTGCCCGAAGAGATCGAGCGCGGCCTGAATGTGTTCCTTGTCGATCGGAAGATGCCAGGTTGCAATCTTCTCAGGGTCGCCTACATATGCGAACTCCGTGCGCGGAAGCGCTTTGCCATCGACGGTCTTGGTTGGGTTTGCCACTGACGCAATCATTCAACGGCGCGGCGCAACTGCGGCATCAGTTCGCTTACGTGTAGCGGCGCGGAAAGATTATGCCGCCATCAGGCTGCGGAATCCAGGCTGCGGAACCAGCTCGACAGCGAGTGCCGGCAGACGTTCCATCCCGCCTTCATTCGCCTTGGGATTGAGCTCGAGCGCTTCTTCTTCGGTCAACGGTGCAACCGAGCACCGGCAATTAAATCCGCACGGTGGATAGATCTTATGCCACACCGGGTCAATCGCTCGCGCAAGGAACTGGTCCAGCACCGCGTGCTCCGGCCGCACGCGATCATCTTCCATCGTCCAGTACTGCCAATAAGGCAGCGCCTCGACGATATGCGGCTCCAGCATCTGCTCCAGGCGTCCCGCGCTGTAAGCCTTCTGCATCGCGGTATTGAAGGCCGTGTCAAGCGAGAAGGCATTCAGCGCTTTGACATCCGACTCTTCCTTGAGCGCGGCGACAGCTTTCCTGAAGTCGCGCGGCGTGCCGCCTTTTTCGGCCACGTCGGCCAGCTCGTTGCGGATCTTCTCGATCATGCGCACGTCGCTGGTTCCGGCGAGGGTGAAAGCATCACGCTTGTAGCGCGAGCTGAGCCCGTCGAAGACGGCGCGCGTGACCGGCGTCAGCTCGCGAATGTAGCTGGAGCTTGTCGTATCCGGAAAGCCGAAGTTCGCGCCCAGGGAGACGGTCGCGATGTCTCCGGCGGCTCGCTCCGCATCCTTGTCATCGGCAAAGAGCACCGTACGCGACGTCATCGCGAGCGGCATCAGCTTGCCCGTCTTGCGGTGAGCATGCCGCAGGATGTGCAGCCGCCCGGCGAGATCCGCGTGCGCGAGATGGTGCGCAAGCAGATCGCCCAGGCGGCGCTGGTACCCGCCGTCTCCGACCCTCGGCAGGTGAGCACGCACCAGCATCAGGGCTTGACCACCGGAACGGTCTGGTCAGCGATCTCGCGCACCCGCTCCTTCATCACCTGCTCCGCGTCGGCTTTCATGCGCGCCAGCAGCTCGTCCACCTCGGCCATCTCCGCCTTGGCCGCTTCTTCTGACTCGCTGAAGGCCGCCGACTCGGTCGACCGCAACTGCTCCTGCACCTTCGGCGCGTTGACGTTGGGCACGAGTACGTCGTCCGGATTCTCGCCCGGAGCCAGCGGCATGTCGTAGCGCTCCACGACGTAGCCGACCGTGATCTTTTTGCCCAGTCCCTGCAGGCCGCTATCAATTGCAAGGCGTGTGCTCAGATCTTCTTCCTCGGCCAGGTCAAACGACCATTTTGGCATCGGCGCATCGGGCCCGAAGTTCCAGAGCACGAGCCGGCGCACAAGCTGCCGGTTGATCATCGACTCAAGCGCACGGCAAAGTTCGACGCTGCGTTTCTCGAGCGTGTCTGCATGCGTAGTGCCGAGCGCCTTTGATCCCGTTCCACCTTCATTGCCAAAGCTCGTCAGCGTCTCGCCCAGCACGCGGCGTACGATCGAGTACTGCATCGCCTGAAAGAAATGCTCGTAGACCGCCGGATCCTGCGAGCGCGCAATCTTGAGCAGCTCCTGGTCATAATCGAAATTGGCGGGCACTGCGATGGCCGTGCCGTCCACGATGGCCTGCGCGATGTTGACCGCGTTCTGCCGCTCCTCGGCATTGTTCGCGTCGTTGTAGCGCACCACGGCCGTGCCGGGCCCCTTCTCGGCGAACTGCAGCCAGAGTCGCTGCACGTTGCGTTTGAACCAGCTCGGCCAGAAGATCGCCTTCAACAGCGGCTGACCGATCCGGCTGCGCCCGCGCATGCGGTACGACATCACCAGGAACTTCTCTTCCGGGACCGGATTGCCACTGGACGCCCAGGGCGAGTCCAGCATCTGCAGCGGGCCGACCTGCGGATAGTAGCGGTCGCCGAAGAGGAATAGCTCCTGCGGGCAATCGTCGATCGACTGCAGCGACGCCTGCCCCATCGAGACGTCGAACACCAGCTCCTGCACGCTGAATCCGTAGCCGGCCGCATCCAGCACGCAATCCAGAACGGCGTGAAAATCGAGCCCGTCGAGCTGTTCCTTCACAAACTGGGCAACGTCCGCAGCCTTGGAGTCTTCCTTGTTCGCCGGCAGCACATTGCGGTCGCGCTCGAGCACGCTCAGCTTCAGCGTGTCGAGAGCGTTGGCAACGTCCTCATCTTTCTCCTCCAGCTCCCGGTAATAAGCCATCGTCGAGGGCTGGAAGAGCTTCATCTCCTGCCAGATCGCCGTGGGACTGCGCGTCCCGCCGAAGCCCAGCGAATTGCGGTACTGCGAAATCTGCGTGAGATAGAGCGCCTGGGTGCTGACAATCTGTCCCTTCGGCGGTACCGCCGGGATCTCGTTATCTGCTGCCATTACTGAAAGCCTCCTGTCATCGAGTACGACGGCCGCTTGCTCGATGTCTGCATCCCGAGCGCCAGCACGTTTGACTGCGCCGCGTAGGTCGCCAGCGCGCATCCCCAGAAGTGGTCAGCGTGCGCGCGCGCCTTGGTTTTCTTGCCGCCGGCAACTCCGGTCTCAATCGCCACCTGTGGTGCGTCAAAGGTCACGCCGCTGGCCGTGGCCACGCGCTTGACGCCCTGGATCTCCGTCCGGATGTCAAGCGAATACGGAATGCGCTCGCGCCCGGACTCGAACGACTTCTTGAGCTTCACTGCCAGATCCACCTTGAGCCGCACTGCACCATCGGCTACGTTCGACGTGGCCGCGTGCTTTTTCTTCTGCTCGTCGCGCACGCGGCTCGATCCGGCAAAATTGACGCCCATCACACGCCCGGGGCACAGCTTGTTCAGGTCGTCGAATAGACCAATGCCCATGCCCGTGGAGTCGATCGCCGTCACCTGCGTCATCTTCATCCACGGCGCAATCAGATTCGCCTGGTCCGGGAACGGCATCTCGTGAATCGCCATCGCCATGCGCGTCACCAGCACGTCGCCCAGGTCTTCTTTGACCCAGAAGGTGGTCCGGTTCGAGAAGCGTCCCACGTCGATGCCGCCAAAGAGCCGCCCGCGTGGCGCGTAACCGCCAGGCCATTCCACCGTTGCCGTCTCGCTCTCGGCCCGCTGAATCAGATCGAGCGGGATCCACGCGCCGCCAGACTTCAGGAAGACGCAGTAGAACTCCTGATTAACGATGTCCGCGTCCTGGATGAGCTGGCGCATCTCATCCATGTTGATCGGGCAGCCATCGGCAATCGCCATCGGAGCGTCGATCCAGTGAATCGACCACCCCTTCACGATCTTGAAGTTATTCTCAGGAGCCACGCCATCGGTAAGTCCCAGTTCCTTGCACAAGTCGTAGAACTTGCCCTGTTCGCCGTTCGGCGTCGATAGCACGCGCACCTTGTGGCCGAGGGCTACCTGGCGCGTAATCGCAGCCCAGATGGCGTAGCTCTCCTCGTGATGCGCAAATTCGTCCAGAATCGCGTTGCCGGGATAGCCGCGGGCCGTGCGGGGATTCGCCGGCAGCGCGATGATGCGCGCGCCGTTGGCAAAGGTAATCCGCTGCTGGATCGCCTCAATGTGGCCCAGCTCGTCATACCAGTCTTCGTCGTGGTAGAGCTCGGCCGTGCCGGTCATCACCTCGATCAGGCGATGACATGTCTCGATGAACTCGACCGATTGCGCCTTGCTGGCGCTCAATACCGTCCAGGTCGTGTTTGGATGCGCGAGGCAATCAAGCGCAGCCTCAAGCGCGGTCGCGAAAGAAAAGCCGATGCGTGCAGACTTGACCGCGATCTTGAATCGCGCTTCATCCTGCACCCATCGCACCTGGTAGGGCCGCAGGGCAAGCGCCGGCGGCACCTCCGGCCGCACCGGAACCGCACCTGGCACGACCGAAGCGAGCGCCAGCGTTGCTGCCAGCAGCTTTTTACCCATGAGCGCCCTCGGACTCTTCCCTGGGCGCGATTCCGAAGACGCGCTGTTTCAGCCGCGCGAGGTCGGCTTCCGTGACTTGCCCCTTGCTGGCCTTCTTCTGCAGCCGCTCGGTTTCTGCTTCCAGCTTGCGGCGCGTCAGCGCCTCGCGCTTCAGCAGCGCCTGCACTTTCTTTTCGTTTACGGCCACCTGGCGCTCACGCAGCTCATTCGTCCGCCGCTGCTGCAATATCTCCGCGAGTACAATCAGAGCCTTCGCCGCGCCCATGCGTCCCTTCGTGGTGGCGTCCTCCGAGAGAATCGACATGATCTGGTCGCGCGCCGCATTCAGCACGGCTTCGTCCGAGCCATCCACCGTCGAGCGCGCAAACGCTTCGGCAATTTCCCGCGCCTGGGCAGACCGCGCCAGCGTCTCGCTCACCACCTGTTGCACGCGCAGGTCATACCAGCGGTGCAGGTTGCTGTGCGGCAGCCGCATGTCCGGGAAGAGCTCGAGAACAGAGGTGGGCAGCTCGTCCCACTCGATGAATCCGCCCTGGGCTTTTGGGAGCGCTGACCGCTCTTCGATCTCCTGCCAGGTGAGCCCGTCGCTGTTCTTCAGCTTCTGCAGCGTCTGGCGCAGCTCGGGCATTGCCTCGATCAGGCGGTCGATCTTGAGCGGCTGCTGCGTGCGCCGGCGCTCGCCGGTCCGGGGTCTGCGGGCGGCCACGG